ATTACAGTTTGTTCTGTAGCTAAGTAGGGCATTCCTACAACTTTTCTCTGTAATGCGAACAATCTTGAAGCACGACTTTGTGTAGTTGGTTGAGTTGCTAGATTAATTAATCTCACTGTACGATTTATACCTGATGTTATAACACCACCTTCAAACAAAACTTGTACAGCCTCTAGTGATTCTTTATCAAATACTTTTTCTAGAACATCTATATTCCTATTAAAAATATTACTAAATTCTGTTATATTTAATTCTTCTGCTAAATCCACCATTTTCTTAGGATTTAATACTTTATAAGGAGAGGCAGTAAAAGACTGATCTATAATATGTTGTAATATCATATTCTGTAAAGGTTCTCTCATTTCTGGATGATCTTTTAATAGAATAGTTACTACTTCATCATTGATAGTTTCTTTGCCCCACGGACCTTCTTTTCTAAGGGGAGCTTGTGCTTTTCCTAATAATTCTTCTACTTCTGATTTCTTTATACCTAATTTTCCAGCAGCATCTGTTGCTCTTTTTTCAAGTTGAACACCTCGGTCAGATTGTTCTCTTACGTATCTTGTGCCTGATGCTTTAGAGAAAAGAAGTTTCTGTATATCCTCATAATTCAGATAAGATTTATTAGCTAAATCACCTTCAACTGTTTGTGATAATAGTTTTTTAGTTCTTTCTGAAATACCTCTATCTCCAAACATAGCCTTATTAAATTGTTCCTCTGCAAGCATTATCTCTTCTTCACGTATTTTTCTACGTCTATCTTTCTGATGCTTGTAATATTTCTCCATTACTTCCATATGTTTTTCACCGATAATTTCTTTAAAGTTATTTTTAAATTTATTAAAATCACCTTTGCTTAGACTAGATAAACTTCCTTCACCACTTTCTATAAATTTTGCTAATGTATAGCGTAATGCGCTTTGAGCATCAGTTCTATTCTTACCTAAAGGAAACATTTTATTAAATTGATTTTTAGCTAGACGAGCATCTTCCATAGTTAAGAAATCTCTGAAAACACCCATTGGTGTTCTAGGGTCTGCTTTTCCATATCGTTTCGCTTCAAGTTGAACTAAAGATTGTCCGACACCTAGTTTATAAACATCAGCCACTTCTTCTTTATACCTTCCAGAAATTTCTCTTAATCTGGATAAAGCTCTTTCAGGTCCAACTGCAGTCGCAGCACCTTCTTCTATAGCACCCATAAAACTATGCCCTAAATTATTTAAGTCGAACTTTTGACGAGGATCAGTAGTTTTTCTAGCTGCGGCAAATAAAGATTTAGCTATAGAGTGAGCATCTCTTATTGTCATCTGAGGATTAGCAAAATCATTTAACGTTTTATTAAACTGTTCAGGTTGCGTAGATTTAGATGCTTGTAACTCTGCTACTTCATCTACTTGTTTCTGAATCGCAGATATAAGAGCATCTTTAAACCCTGCTGCATCATACTCTCCTCTATTTAAAAGCACTTCGTCAATACGTGATTTATTTGCAGGGTCAGCTAGATTAGTAATCTTATCTGTTCCCGTAAACATTTCAGCATCGACAGAATGAAGTCTACTGTGTAAATCTTTTATATCGTCATCAAGGGTGACAGCTAAACCTTCTATATCATCAATATTTTTATCTGCTAAATCTTTAGTGCTGAATTTTCTAATAAGCCCTGCTCTTCTCAGTCCAATTTTAAATCTTTCTAATTTACTTCCTAAAACTCGTTCTGTAGTGGATTTTCCTAAAGTTCCTAAAGGTTCTGGTATTGCCTCTTGTACATTAGTATCATCTAATCTGCCCATCAAATTAGAGGCATTCATTTCTACTAACGGCGCACCTTCTAATAATTTTTCAACTTGTTCTGAAGTAGCATTAGGAGGAATATCTACATCATGATAAGCTCCTTCATACTCTTTAGAGAACTTTTTTGTAGCCTCTGTTCTACTATTTAACACCATATCGTGAATACCGTCGAAGTATTCTTCTTCTGCATTAGCTCCTTGGCCTTTAAATCTATAATCTGGTGAGGAACTAGTTCTACCCATTCTAGCGATAGAAGCAAAATAATTTCTTTCATTAAGAGATTTAGATTCCATAACTGCTTTGCGTATTTTATCTTGAATGGCTGTGTTCGCCATCGCAGCATCGTCATCATATTTCTCATAAGATTTACGTATATGATTTAAAAATTCTGTAGAAGATTTACTTATGTTATCAGTTGATTGAAGAGATTTAAGCGCAGCTTTAATAATCATTACTTGTCCTTGTAAGGCTCTATTGTAAGCAAATCCTTCAGTAAACATGTCTATAGCCTCTTTGGTAGTAAGAGTTTTCATCATCTTTTCATTAAGAGCCATATTGCGTATTCCTGATAAGAAGTCCACCATAAATATTTGATCTAACATCATCTCTAAATCATGAACTTCAAAACTTTCTGCTACATCTTTTAATTCTTCTGGAGTATATGGCGCATTACGACCAGACGCTCTATTCATCTGTTCTAGCTCTCTTACAAAAACATCTTTTACTTTAGCATTTTGAACAGGGTCTTTACTAAAGATATCTTTGAATCTATCTGCAACTACTTGTGTTCTATTTCTAGCATCGGTTATATATTTATGGTATTCAGGATGCTTAGTTGCTAAATTCTGTAAAATTTGTTGAAAAGTAACAGCATCTTCTATAACCTGTCTTGATACTTTTTGATTTAAGTATGTCGCAGTAGCATCTGATTCACCAGACAGAGCTTTTGCTTCTTTTTTGCTAGCTCCAGCATACATCAACATATGAAAATTTGCTTGTGCAGCATTCTCTTCTCTTTTAAATCTATGTGCTTTTATAAGGTGTCTTATTTTAAAAGGTGTTCGTGCGATATCTCCAATAGTTATTATATCTCTTCCACCTTCTGCAGTACGTACTCGTCCAACAGGCATTCTAGATATAGGGCTTACAAAAAGTCTCTTCGGTCCCCATAGGAAAGGTCTGTGGCCCATAAACATTCCAAATATTCCGAACATAGGAGCTAAAGCATCTGCAGTTTCTTCATCATCAATTATTTTTAATGTTCCGTAAGCAGTCGTAGTGGCAAGACCAGCACCTACACCATAACTAAGTGCATCTTTCGTATGATAACCTAATCCTCTTAAAAGATTATATGCTTGTTCACGAACACGTACAATCTTCGCAGGATGTCTCGTACCATCCGTCATTATTCTCTTTCGTACAGCCGCCTGTAAAACAGCATCATCTATATCTGATAATTTCTTACCTTTAAGAATTTCATTATAAAGATCATCAACTATCCTTTTCTTAGGTAAAGCCTTGTAAGCAGTCGCAATAGCTTTACCGCCTATAGGTAATGGAAAAAGTTCCCCTACGAAAGAGCTAGACCAATATACCATTTTATCTACCCAACCTCTATCTCTATCTGTAACTCTAAAGTTAGCTTCGAAATCCTTTATAAATTGTTCACCACTTAATTCTCTATAATGTGTATTCCACATAATTCCTATTAGATCAGAAGCAGGATTTGTTCTTAACTCCCAAGGTTCAGGAGCTTCAGGAGGTAAAAAGGTATAGTCATTCAGCCACGAATCAGTTTTATCCCACGCCCATTCTACTCCGTATTTCGCCCAATCAAGCATAAATTCTCCTGCATTATCTATACTAGCTATAGCGTGAGGTAACACACGCGCAATACCTTCTGTTCCTCTGTATGTGCCTCCAAACACACCTGAAGTTTCTCCTAAGAGTTGTTTAGTTTCTCCCCATAGACGTTGCTCTAGAGGTTCTTCTTTACGATTTTTGTATTTCTTGAAATCTTCTGCGCTTATTGTTAAATCAGTATCTTCTTCTTCTTCTTCTGAAGCAGGTGTGCCTTCAATAATTTTGCTTTGTAAAGGATTTCCTTTTAACATAGCTGCTGTACGAACGCCCGGATGATCAGAAGGTCTATCATCAAGTGTATCTTCAGCACCGCCACTGGCTCCAATTAACACATCCTCTCCTTCTTCTCCTGTTACTGGCATAGTATCATAATTATCTACAGGTGTAATTTCTTCAGAAGGAATATTTAATCCTGCCATCTGGTCATCTAAGGAATTGATCATAGTATTATTTGCCATAAAAATATTTACCTTGGTTGAGAATTTGCTATTATTTCAATAGCAGTTGACATTAAAAATCTATTAAGGTTTTGAGATTGTCTTTCAGTAGCATCATTCCGTACTTGGCCTTTTAATATGGTAGTTTTACCGCTTTTATCTCTATCAGTGCTGATAATTATTTTGCCGCCCTCGCCAAATTTTACAACACTGTCACCTATATTGAAGTTATCTTGCTCAAAGTTAGAACAGTTTAATCGCATGGCGATTACATCTACTGCTTCTCTAAATGTCTTATCATTCTTGTGCATGTCTAAATAAACAAATAAAGGTTTAGTTCCTTTGTCTATTTCTCTCTTTTTAGCATATTCTTGTCCTGCTCTTATGATATTAGCATCTCTCATTATATAATCTTTTATAATCTTACTATATAAATGAGAAACAAATTTACGATCTTTATCCGCGTTTTTTCCTCTAGGTAGAAGTTCAGCGAAAGAAAGTGTCGTGTTATTAATGTTGTGTTTCATTATTCTTTCATGAATATCATCTACATATCTTCTTTCTTCTTTTGGATTAGTAGGAGCAACAATTGGAGCTTCAGCCGATCCTTCCTCTGCGTCTACATTCTCCGACATAGCTTTAAGCATCTCTCTCTGAGCGTGAGCTTGTTGAGATGCTTCAAAACCTTCTATAAACTTGCTCACTTGAATAGAAAGACCTGATCTATCGTACTTGCGATATAGCT